GGGTATGGTGTAGAGGCAACCACCCGACCTATCCTATCCAAAATGGAGAAAGTACACGTGGACTTAGACGCTGACAGCCCTTACGTCAAGTCACTGCAGAAGTGCTTTCCGCATTTTGAGATAGAAGCCACGCAGGTCACTGACAATGACCATGCTAATGCTAGAGCGTTTTCGCATCTAGCCACCAAACTCATCGAAAGCGAAGTGGACCAAGACCAGGTTATCCTGGATATTGGAAGCGCGCCTGTGCGGCACACGCATTCCAAGCACAAGTACCACTGTATCTGCCCGATGATCAGTGCGGAAGACCCTGATCGACTCCATAGGTATGCAGATAAGCTGAGAAAGAGTGACGTAACAGATAGGTTTATAGCCTCTAAAGCTGCTGACCTACTGACGGTGATGTCAACACCAGACGTAGAGACTCCATCACTATGCATGCACACAGATTCCACTTGCAGGTACCACGGTACTGTTGCCGTATACCAAGATGTATACGCAGTGCATGCACCTACCTCTATTTACCACCAAGCACTGAAAGGTGTGCGCACCATCTACTGGATAGGGTTTGATACCACCCCATTCATGTACAAGAATATGGCAGGTGCGTACCCTACTTATAACACTAATTGGGCCGATGAAAGTGTGCTAGAGGCAAGGAACATTGGTCTGTGCGGCTCAGACCTGCATGAAAAACGACTTGGAAAGATCTCCATCATGAGAAAAAAGAAATTGCAACCTACTAACAAAGTTGTGTTTTCTGTAGGTTCAACAATATACACTGAAGAAAGAATACTTTTGCGCAGCTGGCACCTGCCGAACGTTTTCCATCTTAAAGGGAAGACGAGTTTTACAGGCAGATGCAATACTATCGTCAGCTGCGAGGGTTACGTTGTAAAGAAGATTACCATCAGTCCCGGTATCTACGGGAAGGTTGATAATCTGGCTTCTACCTTGCACCGCGAGGGTTTCTTGAGCTGCAAGGTGACAGATACGTTGCGAGGGGAGAGGGTATCCTTTCCCGTGTGCACGTATGTACCGGCAACACTGTGCGATCAGATGACAGGGATTCTGGCTACTGATGTCAGTGTCGACGACGCTCAGAAACTGCTGGTTGGGCTCAACCAGCGCATCGTCGTCAATGGGAGAACACAACGTAACACAAATACTATGCAGAATTACCTTTTGCCCGTAGTAGCCCAAGCGTTCTCCAGGTGGGCGCGTGAATATCGCGCTGACTTGGAGGACGAAAAAGACCTAGGGGTGCGGGAACGCTCCCTAGTCATGGGCTGCTGCTGGGCCTTCAAGACTCATAAAATCACATCCATTTACAAGAAACCTGGTACCCAAACTATCAAGAAGGTACCAGCGGTCTTTAACTCCTTCGTCATCCCCCAATTCAACAGCTACGGATTGGATATAGGGTTACGCCGCCGAATTAAAATGCTCCTAGAAGAGAAGAGGAAGCCGGCCCCTATTATCACCGAAGCCGACGTTGCCCATCTTAAGGGGATGCAAGAAGAGGCAGAGGCGGTAGCAGAAGCTGAAGCTGTGAGAGCAGCTTTACCGCCACTTTTGCCTGAAGTAGAGAGAGAGACCATTGAAGCAGACATAGATCTGATAATGCAAGAAGCAGGTGCGGGAAGTGTCGAGACGCCCAGACGGCACATAAAAGTCACAACATATCCAGGTGAAGAGACGATTGGATCTTATGCAGTGCTCTCGCCACAGGCTGTCCTTAACAGCGAGAAATTAGCCTGCATTCACCCGCTGGCTGAACAGGTGCTCGTCATGACCCATAAAGGGCGTGCAGGTAGGTATAAAGTCGAACCCTACCATGGACGGGTAGTTGTCCCTAGTGGTACTGCCATTCCAATTCCAGATTTCCAAGCGCTGAGCGAGAGTGCAACCATCGTCTACAATGAACGGGAATTTGTCAATCGGTACTTACACCATATTGCCATCAATGGAGGTGCGATAAACACCGACGAAGAGTACTACAAAGTCCTTAGAAGTAGCGAGGCGGATTCGGAGTACGTCTTCGATATTGACGCCAGAAAGTGCGTCAAAAAGGCTGACGCAGGACCGATGTGCCTTGTTGGTGAGCTGGTTGACCCACCCTTTCACGAGTTTGCATACGAAAGTCTGAAAACCCGTCCAGCAGCGCCCCATAAGGTGCCGACTATTGGAGTCTACGGAGTTCCTGGCTCAGGAAAATCGGGAATCATCAAGAGCGCAGTCACGAAAAGAGACCTAGTGGTCAGCGCAAAGAAGGAGAACTGCACGGAAATTATCAAAGATGTTAAACGTATGCGAGGCATGGATATTGCAGCCCGTACGGTGGACTCCGTGTTGCTTAACGGGGTCAAACATCCAGTAGACACACTGTACATTGACGAGGCCTTTGCATGCCACGCGGGGACGTTACTAGCACTCATTGCCATTGTCAAACCAAAGAAAGTAGTATTGTGTGGAGACCCGAAACAGTGTGGATTCTTTAACATGATGTGTCTAAAAGTGCATTTCAACCATGAAATATGCACCGAAGTGTACCACAAGAGTATCTCCCGCAGGTGCACCAAGACAGTCACAGCTATCGTCTCTACATTATTCTATGACAAGAGAATGAGAACGGTGAATCCGTGCAGCGACAAGATCATTATAGACACCACCAGCACAACAAAACCACAACGAGATGACATTATACTGACATGCTTTAGAGGGTGGGTTAAGCAACTACAAATTGACTATAAAAACCACGAGATCATGACCGCGGCCGCATCTCAAGGATTAACCCGCAAAGGTGTGTACGCAGTCAGATACAAAGTCAATGAAAATCCCCTCTATGCACAGACATCTGAACACGTAAATGTCCTCTTGACCCGCACCGAGAAACGCATTGTTTGGAAAACTCTTGCCGGGGACCCTTGGATAAAGACCCTAACGGCTCACTACCCTGGGGAATTTTCGGCAACATTGGAGGAGTGGCAAGCCGAGCATGATGCTATTATGGAGCGTATCCTGGAAACTCCAGCTAGTAGCGATGTATACCAGAATAAAGTGCACGTTTGCTGGGCAAAAGCACTTGAACCAGTCTTGGCCACTGCCAATATAACACTCACTCGTTCCCAATGGGAGACCATCCCTGCCTTCAAAGACGACAAGGCTTTCTCCCCGGAAATGGCGTTGAACTTCTTGTGCACCAGGTTCTTCGGGGTTGACATTGACAGTGGATTATTCTCAGCGCCAACTGTACCTTTAACATACACAAATGAACATTGGGATAACAGCCCCGGCCCGAACAGATACGGCTTGTGTATGCGTACTGCCAAAGAACTGGCTCGTCGCTATCCATGCATACTGAAAGCTGTAGACACAGGCCGACTTGCGGATGTGCGTACCAATACCATCAAAGACTATAGCCCCCTGATCAACGTGGTGCCACTCAACCGTCGCCTTCCACACTCATTGGTCGTGTCGCACAGATATACCGGTGACGGAAATTATTCTCAGCTGCTGTCAAAGTTGATAGGAAAAACCGTGCTGGTAATAGGAACCCCAATTTCCGTTCCTGGAAAACGTGTAGAGACGCTAGGCCCTGGTCCACAGTGCACGTACAAAGCAGACTTGGACTTAGGCATCCCCAGCACGATTGGAAAATATGACATAATATTTGTCAACGTCAGGACACCGTACAAGCACCACCATTATCAGCAGTGTGAAGACCACGCCATTCACCACAGCATGCTTACTAGAAAGGCCGTTGATCACCTGAACAAGGGAGGCACTTGCGTGGCACTAGGCTACGGCACCGCAGATAGAGCGACCGAAAATATTATTTCAGCGGTAGCTCGATCTTTTAGATTTTCGAGAGTCTGTCAGCCTAAGTGTGCGTGGGAAAACACTGAGGTCGCGTTTGTCTTTTTTGGCAAGGACAATGGTAATCACCTACGCGACCAGGATCAACTAAGTATTGTACTGAATAACATCTACCAAGGTTCTACCCAGTACGAAGCGGGCAGAGCACCAGCTTACAGAGTAATTCGGGGAGACATATCTAAGAGCACCGACGAAGCCATTGTTAATGCAGCTAACAATAAAGGACAACCGGGAGCCGGAGTATGTGGAGCATTGTATAAGAAATGGCCAGGGGCTTTTGATAAGGTGCCCATTGCGACAGGTACTGCGCACCTAGTTAAGCATACGCCCAACATTATCCATGCAGTCGGGCCGAATTTTTCCCGCGTATCCGAAGTGGAAGGCAACCAGAAGCTATCGGAGGTCTACATGGACATTGCAAAAATCATCAACAGGGAACGATACAATAAGGTGTCAATACCTCTGTTATCAACTGGTATTTACGCAGGTGGCAAGGATCGCGTGATGCAATCGTTAAACCACCTGTTTACTGCCATGGACACCACCGATGCAGATGTAACTATCTATTGCCTGGACAAACAGTGGGAAGCACGAATCAAAGACGCCATCGTCCGGAAGGAAAGCGTCGAAGAACTCGTAGAAGATGACAAACCTGTCGATATCGAGTTGGTCCGTGTGCACCCACTAAGTAGTCTGGTCGGGAGACCAGGTTACTCTACGGACGAAGGCAAGGTGCACTCTTATCTGGAAGGAACAAGGTTCCACCAAACTGCCAAAGACATCGCAGAGATTTACGCCATGTGGCCTAATAAACAAGAAGCTAATGAGCAAATCTGTCTGTACGTACTAGGAGAAAGCATGACCAGCATTCGCTCTAAGTGCCCTGTAGAAGATTCCGAAGCCTCATCTCCACCGCACACGATTCCGTGTCTTTGCAATTATGCCATGACGGCCGAGCGGGTCTACAGATTACGCATGGCAAAGAATGAGCAGTTTGCCGTGTGTTCATCATTTCAATTACCCAAGTACAGAATAACGGGCGTGCAGAAGATCCAGTGCAACAAGCCAGTCATATTCTCGGGGGTTGTACCACCAGCAATACATCCACGGAAATTCTCGGCTATTGAGGAAACAGTGCCAGTAACAATTGAACGGCTTGTTCCAAGACGTCCTGCTCCACCGGTGCCGGTACCTGCCCGTATTCCTAGCCCACGCTGCTCACCAGCAGTTAGCATGCAGTCTTTGGGCGGTAGTAGTACATCGGACGTTGTTATCTCTGAAGCCGAAGTTCACGATTCAGACTCCGAATGCAGTGTCCCTCCAATGCCTTTCGTCGTGGAGGCAGAGGTTCACGCGAGTCAAGGCTCACACTGGAGCATTCCTAGCGCGTCTGGCTTCGAAATCCGTGAACTGCCAGAAGATCGCAGCATACCCGGCTCACCGACACGCACGTCGGTAATTTCTGACCACTCCGTGAATCTGATCACATTTGACAGCGTTACTGACATATTTGAAAACTTCAAACAAGCGCCTTTTCAGTTTCTATCAGAGATCCGCCCAATACCAGCACCGCGTCGCAGAGTGGGAGGGCTTGAGACTGATACTAAGCGCTACGACAAGACAGAGGAAAAACCAATTCCTAAGCCACGTACGCGCACAATGAAGTACAAGCAGCCTCCAGGTGTAGCCAGGTCCATTTCGGAAGCAGAATTGGATGAGTTTATCCGCCGACATTCAAATTGACGGTATGAAGCGGGTGCGTATATTTTCTCGTCAGAGACAGGGCAAGGGCATCTGCAACAGAAATCAACTCGGCAGTGCAAACTCCAAAATCCTATCTTGGAGCGCTCTGTCCACGAGAAATTCTACGCCCCGCGCCTCGACTTGGAACGTGAGAAACTGCTACAGAAAAAACTACAATTGTGCGCGTCGGAAGGTAATAGGAGTAGGTACCAATCACGTAAAGTCGAGAATATGAAAGCAATTACGGCGGAACGTCTGTTGCAAGGGATAGGGGCTTATCTTTCAGCTGAATCGCAGCCTGTGGAGTGCTATAAAGTTAACTACCCCGTCCCCATTTACTCCACCACACGCAGCAACAGATTCTCATCGGCAGACGTCGCGGTAAGGGTATGTAATTTGGTATTGCAAGAGAACTTTCCTACTGTGGCGAGCTACACCATCACCGATGAGTACAACGCCTATTTAGATATGGTTGACGGAGCATCGTGCTGCTTAGATACTGCGACCTTCTGCCCGGCTAAGCTACGCAGTTTCCCGAAAAAGCATAGCTACTTGCGGCCTGAGATAAGATCAGCTGTTCCGTCCCCCATACAGAACACACTTCAGAACGTTTTAGCGGCAGCCACCAAACGAAACTGTAATGTCACCCAGATGCGCGAGTTACCGGTCCTGGACTCGGCCGCATTTAACGTGGAGTGCTTTAAAAAATATGCATGTAACGACGAATACTGGGATACATTTAAAAACAACCCCATTAGGCTCACTACTGAGAATGTCACTCAGTATGTTACTAAACTCAAAGGACCAAAAGCTGCTGCACTGTTCGCTAAGACGCATAACTTACAACCACTGCATGAAATTCCGATGGATAGATTTGTGATGGATCTTAAGCGCGACGTCAAAGTAACTCCAGGGACCAAGCATACCGAAGAACGACCGAAAGTCCAAGTGATACAGGCGGCGGACCCCCTGGCGACCGCATACTTGTGCGGAATACATAGGGAGTTGGTAAGAAGACTAAACGCCGTACTGCTGCCTAACATTCACACGTTGTTCGATATGTCCGCTGAAGACTTTGATGCCATCATAGCCGAACATTTCCAATTCGGAGACGCAGTATTGGAAACAGATATCGCTTCGTTCGACAAAAGTGAGGATGATGCCATTGCTATGTCTGCACTTATGATCCTTGAAGACCTGGGTGTCGATCAGGCCCTCCTAGATCTTATAGAAGCTGCTTTTGGGAATATCACATCTGTCCACCTCCCAACAGGGACACGCTTCAAGTTCGGAGCTATGATGAAGTCAGGTATGTTTTTAACCCTGTTTATTAATACTGTGGTTAACATTATGATTGCCAGCCGCGTGTTGCGTGAGAGGCTAACTAATTCGCCTTGCGCTGCTTTTATTGGCGATGATAATATTGTGAAAGGAGTCAAGTCTGACGCACTCATGGCCGAACGTTGTGCCACTTGGTTGAACATGGAAGTAAAAATAATAGATGCAATCGTGGGTGTAAAAGCTCCGTATTTCTGCGGAGGCTTTATCGTCGTGGACCAAGTGACTGGTACAGCATGCAGAGTGGCAGACCCCCTTAAGAGGCTGTTTAAACTTGGTAAGCCTTTGCCCCTGGACGACGACCAGGATGGGGATAGGCGCAGAGCATTGTACGACGAAGCGCTCAGATGGAACCGGATCGGTATCACTGATGAGCTAATCAAAGCCGTTGAATCACGATATGAAGTGTTTTACACCTCATTGGTTATCACCGCTTTGACTACTCTTGCAGCTACAGTCAGCAATTTCAAACACATAAGAGGAAACCCTATAACCCTCTACGGCTGACCTAAATAGGTTGTGCAGAAGAAGCTAACCTATTATACAACACTCAGTGTATCACAAGCGCAATACCGAAACGATGTTTCCGTATCCAACATTGAACTACCCGCCTATGGCACCGGTTAATCCGATGGCATACAGGGACCCCAATCCACCAAGACGTAGGTGGCGGCCATTTCGGCCGCCCCTAGCTGCTCAAATCGAGGATTTGAGACGTTCCATCGCTAACCTAACGTTTAAGCAAAGGGCCCCGAACCCGCCAGCAGGCCCCCCGGCAAAACGTAAGAAGCCAGCACCTAAACCGAAGCCAGCGGCGCCCAAGAAAAAGAGGCAACCACCTCCAGCTAAGAAGCAGAAGCGCAAACAAAAGCCTGGTAAACGGCAAAGGATGTGTATGAAACTGGAATCCGACAAGACTTTCCCCATCATGTTGAAAGGCCAAGTGAACGGCTATGCGTGCGTAGTCGGCGGGCGCGTGTTCAAACCGCTGCATGTTGAAGGCAAGATTGACAACGAACAGTTGGCCGCCATTAAACTGAAGAAAGCAAGTATCTATGATCTCGAGTATGGCGATGTTCCACAATGTATGAAATCGGACACCCTCCAGTACACCAGTGAGAAGCCGCCGGGTTTCTACAATTGGCACCACGGAGCAGTGCAGTATGAAAACAACAGGTTTACCGTACCACGAGGAGTGGGCGGAAAAGGGGATAGCGGACGCCCGATTTTAGACAATCGCGGCCGTGTGGTCGCTATAGTACTGGGCGGAGCTAACGAAGGATCTCGCACAGCGCTGTCAGTGGTCACGTGGAACCAGAAAGGGGTTACCGTGAAGGATACCCCCGAAGGTTCCGAACCTTGGTCACTGACTACAGTTATGTGCGTCTTAGCTAACATCACCTTCCCATGTGACCAGCCACCCTGTATGCCCTGCTGTTATGAGAAAAATCCGCACGAGACGCTCAGCATGCTCGAACAGAACTATGACAGCCAGGCTTATGACCTACTGCTGGACGCGGCCGTCAAATGTAACGGCAGGAGAACCCGTAGAGACCTGGAAACTCATTTCACACAGTACAAGCTAGCTCGCCCATACATAGCAGACTGCTCCAATTGCGGCCACGGCAGATGCGATAGTCCCATTGCCATTGAGGACATTCGCGGAGACGCTCATGCAGGCTACATCCGAATACAAACATCGGCAATGTTCGGCCTGAAGTCGGATGGAGTAGATCTAGCCTATATGAGCTTCATGAACGGCAAAACCCTGAAGGCCATAAAAATAGAACATTTGTATGCTCGTACATCAGCACCATGCTCTCTGGTTTCCTACCATGGTTACTACATCCTTGCCCAGTGTCCTCCCGGAGACACTGTGACAGTGGGGTTTCAAGACGGTGCCAACAAGCACATGTGCACCATTGCCCATAAAGTTGAGTTCAAACCTGTAGGAAGAGAGAAGTACCGCCATCCACCTGAACACGGCGTGGAGTTACCCTGCACCAAGTACACGCACAAACGTGCAGACCAGGGCCACTACGTCGAAATGCACCAACCAGGGCTGGTAGCCGACCACTCGCTACTGAGCATGAGCAGCACGAAAGTGAAAATCACCGTCCCAAGTGGTTCTCAAGTGAAGTACTACTGTAAGTGCCCCGACGTAAAGGAGGGAACAACCGGCAGCGACTACACGACTGCTTGCACGAACCTGAAGCAGTGTAGAGCGTATCTTATTGACAATAAGAAATGGGTCTACAACTCTGGCAAGTTACCTAGAGGAGAAGGCGAAACCTTTAAAGGTAAACTCCATGTGCCGTTCGTCCCGGTCACGAGCAAGTGTACCGCGACCTTGGCCCCCGAACCACTGGTGGAACACAAGCATCGATCCCTAATCCTACACCTGCACCCAGAACACCCAACACTACTGACGACCAGAGCACTGGGAAGTAACGCGAGGCCGACAAGGCAGTGGATCGAACAACCAACCACAGTCAATTTTACAGTAACAGGAGAAGGTTTTGAATATACCTGGGGCAACCACCCGCCCAAACGAGTTTGGGCCCAAGAATCAGGTGAAGGAAATCCTCATGGTTGGCCGCACGAAATAGTAATTTATTACTACAACCGGTATCCAATGACAACTGTCATTGGACTGTGCACGTGCGTAGCCATCATCATGGTTTCCTGTGTTACATCTGTATGGCTTCTTTGCCGCACTCGCAATCTTTGCATAACACCATACAGATTAGCACCTAACGCCCAGGTACCCATCTTATTAGCAGTCCTATGCTGCGTGAAACCAACCAGAGCAGATGACACTTTGCAGGTCCTAAATTATCTGTGGAATAACAACCAGAACTTCTTTTGGATGCAGACCCTTATACCACTGGCAGCTTTGATAGTGTGCATGCGCATGTTGCGCTGCTTACTATGCTGCGGTCCGGCTTTTTTACTTGTCTGCGGCGCCTTGGGCGCCGCAGCATACGAACACACAGCAGTGATGCCGAACAAGGTGGGGATCCCCTACAAAGCGCTGGTTGAACGCCCGGGCTATGCACCAGTCCACCTGCAAATTCAGTTGGTAACTACTAAAATCATTCCGTCAGCGAATCTGGAATATATCACCTGCAAGTATAAAACCAAGGTGCCCTCTCCTGTAGTCAAATGCTGCGGCTCCACCCAGTGCTCAGCAAAATCACACCCTGACTACCAATGTCAAGTGTTCACAGGGGTCTACCCATTTATGTGGGGAGGAGCCTATTGCTTCTGCGATACCGAGAATACGCAGATGAGCGAAGTGTACATTGAACGCGCCGAGGAATGTTCAGTCGACCAGGCTAAGGCATACAAGGTGCACACTGGCACAGTGCAGGCGGTGGTCAATATCACCTACGGGAGCGTCAGCTGGCGATCGGCTGACGTTTACGTCAACGGTGAAACACCTGCAAAGATCGGCGATGCCAAATTAACTATAGGACCTTTGTCCTCCGCCTGGTCTCCATTCGACTCAAAGGTCGTAGTGTATGGGCACGAGGTGTACAATTATGACTTTCCAGAATACGGCACAGGAAAAGCCGGTTCCTTTGGTGATCTGCAATCCAGAACACCCACCAGTAACGACTTGTACGCCAATACAAACCTGAAGTTGCAACGACCACAACCAGGAGTAGTCCATACGCCTTATACCCAGGCGCCATCCGGGTTCGAACGCTGGAAGAAAGACCGAGGAGCTCCATTGAATGACATCGCTCCCTTTGGGTGCACGATAGCTTTAGACCCACTGCGAGCGGAGAACTGCGCTGTGGGCAACATCCCCCTTTCTATAGACATCCCGGATGCCGCATTTACCAGGATCGCAGAGACGCCCACTGTGTCCGACCTGGAATGCAAGGTTACTGAATGCACATACGCATCCGACTTCGGGGGAATTGCCACCATCAGCTATAAGGCAAGCAAATCAGGTAACTGCCCCATTCACTCCCCGTCAGGCATTGCAGTAATCAAAGAAAACGATGTTACACTGGCAGACAGCGGTGCCTTCACGTTTCACTTTTCTACAGCCAGCATCCACCCGGCATTCAAAATGCAGGTGTGTACTAGCGTAGTTACCTGCAAAGGTGACTGTAAGCCACCAAAGGACCACATTGTCGATTACCCGGCTCAACACACAGAAACGTACACATCAGCAGTATCGGCAACTGCTTGGTCATGGCTGAAAGTGCTAGTGGGAAGCACATCAGCATTTATTGTGCTGGGGTTGATTGCCACTGCAGTGGTCGCCCTGGTACTATTCACCCACAGACACTAACGTACTATCATTATTATATATCATCATGGTTCGACGTACTTCCGAGCCACGATGACGGTGGTGCATAATGCCACCTGCGCAGTGCATAATGCTGCGACTTATAGGTAGTACGCTACCCTTTATAACACTACTGGCAGTGAATAATGCTGCCTTTTATAAAAACACTACTGGCGGCGCATAATGCTGCCTTTTATAACACTACTGGCAGTTACAACGCTGCCTTTTATAAACTTTTACAACACTACTGGCGGCGCATAATGCTGCCTTTTATAAAATCTTTAAAATTCATATACAATTTTTTCTTTTATGTTTTTATTTTGTTTTTAATATTTCAAAAAAAAAAAAAAAAAAAAAA